GTGAGGCTTTTGCTCAAAAAAGAAACATTTTGTGTCGCTTTGTTTCGTGCTTGGATTCTTTGTGCTGTTTTGTTGTTGACGAAGGTCGCTCCTCGAGATGCATTGCATGAAGCGCAGCTGGGAACAAGGTTGGATCGGTCGTATGGGTCGCCTCCACGATCTAGCTCTACGATGTGATCGACTTGGGTGGCCTTGGTTCTTTTGCCGTGAAGCCTGCACCAGTGGCAGTCACCATCTTCCTCGAGTACAAGCCGGCGCACTTCTTTCCATTGCTTGGTGTTGTAGATCGGATTACCTGCCATGAATCTCCATGCCGACTAGGCAGCCACACTTCTCTAGGTCTAGGCCTTGGATGACTTTCCAGCCTGTGTCTCTGCATTGTCCACAGGGCTCATGATCCCTTAGTTGAGTACGCGTAGGGACGAGACACTCTGAGTCTTTGTTTATTAGTTCTTTATATACATCGGGATTATCCCCGTAGGGATTATCCCCACGAGGTTTGACCTGCGACGATGTGTTTCTCACAGGTTTATCCACACGCTGGGGAGTGTCGAATACGAGCGTGTCGTAGCACCATTTGCCTTCCTCGTCTTGATACCTTCTGCGCTTGATATAGCCGGCGGACTCAAGTTCGGACATTGCTGTACGGATAGCATCTATGCCTTCTTTTTTTACTGTGGCGAGGTGTCTTGTGGAGGTTCGCCAGTTGTCAGGCTTGGACAGTACGAAGATGAGGACTCCTGTGGCTTTGAAGGTGAGACGCTGATCTTCAATGATCTCGTTTCGGATCTGCGTCCAATTCGACTCGGGCCTTGGTGCTCGGTAGATGCTCATGAGACTTCTTCCATCGTGACGCGTTTCCCTGCACGATATGTCTGGTAGCCGCGCACCTTGCCATCCACAATGACTTTGACATAGCGATCTAGGTGTTGGTCGGCGTTCAGGAGTGTCAGGACGACCGAGGGATGCGTGTGGAGCTCCTGAGCCTGCTTCTCGGTCAGGTTACGACCTGCGCCGACGCGATAGAGACAGATGACTTGATACTCGATCATGCTCCGAGCCTCAACCAGTGACCATCAATCAAAGTCTCAGCGAACATGACACTCTTCGAGCGGGCTTGGATGAAGATTCCGTCTATGGTCAGATACTCACATTCGCTTCCAGCGGTACGGAGAGCGAAGATGTGGATGTAGTGCCGATGTTGAGGTTCTCCAGCTTGGAAAAGGATTCGAATCGGGCGGACAGGTTGCATCCATTCGGAGATTGGGCGGTCGTCGGGGTTCATTGTGCTTCTTCTTTCGTTTGTAGTGACTTGAAATGTTTCAACGATGCACTAGGAGGCGCAAGCTGGGAGATCGGCAGGTCATAGCAGTCGGTCGTGAAATAGCGTCCAGTCGCGACATAATTCCCGTCCGCATAATGTCGCATCATCGGCTCGCCTTGACGGTGAAAAGTTGAGAGCCTCCAAAACTTGTCCGACGAACATCCACCAAGAAGCCAGACGGCCTCAGGGATGCCGGCGACATATTGCAACATACAGAAGAACATGAAGTCAGACTTCTCGGTCTGTTTCTTCTTTGCTGCGAAGTTCACGCGGTAGTGCAGCTCTGGCATCGTTGACACCTTCTGCAGTTTTACTTCGATCGTGTGGCCTGAGTGGAGTTGAAGATCGCTTGAGTTCCCGAACCTTTTATAGGCGAGTAGGTCGTTACTCCAGCAGTAATCAATGACAGCGATCTCACCGATCGCGCCGATGAGCAGATGATCATCCTTAAAGTCGGGACGATCTTTGATCGTCTGGAACTCTCCACCGTCGACTAGTTCGTTCGCTTCAAAGATGAGACGCTCCGTGACCTGAACTCGAATCATCAGAAAGCCTCCCCTTCAGTCATCTTCTTCGCTTTCAGATCGGCAACCAAAGACTCGAACTCAAGTCGCCCACTGGGAACCTCGCCGGCATGGCCTAGGGCTTTCAGGAGTCTCCTCTGACCTTCTGAGGCCATCCAAGGCTTTACGGGCTTCTGCTCGGTTTGACGGTTTACAACTTCTTCTAGTGAGGCCATTTTCGGGAATGACATCATGAGCCCAGCCAACCGACCGAGACATGAGGTGGACGCGTTCATCTGCTCGCTGTCACGCGTAAATGGTGTCTTGCCGGGGAAGGGCTCAAAACAGGTCGCTTGACATGGGATCGGATCGTCAGGAGTGCGCCAAGCCTGCATCGTGACACTGATGAAAGTTTTGTCACCAATGGTGACGATCTCTGGGCGATGCTCCTTGATACGAAGCTCAGGCCATTTCGTCAGCAGTGCAGCGAAACGGGTCGGCACATCAACATAATCACTCAGATCCATAGCGTTCAGCCTCCTCAAATCGGTTGATCGTGGAGGTCATAGATCCGAAAGGATCGTTCGCGGGCTTGTAAAAGCCAATGAGCTCGTCATACAGATCGGAGGCCATGCCTTGCCAGAACATGATGCGCTTGTCTCTTAGTTTCAAACGAAGCTCAAGATCTGCGATGTGCTTCTCTTGCTCTCTGATCGTCTGAACCATACCGTCGGGGTCGTTCATGGATAATCCTTCCTAGTGGGATAATCCGACACTACATGATGGGTCTGTCAGAGATAAGCATTGCTCGTCTCTGATTTTCCGATGTGCCTCCCCAAATGCCCGGCAAGGTACGCGCCTCAAATTGGAGCGCATAATTCAGACAGTCCGAGATCACTGGACACTCCTGACATACAGCGACAGCCTGACGAAGATCATGCCAAGCGTTCGGGCCTTGCTCGGGGAAGAACCAGTCGACAGGTAACTCGCGACAAGCTGCGTCGGATTGCCAGTCTGGGCGGATCAACATGACAGGCTCCAAGGTTGCCAGCCACACTTTCCAGCTTCTTCGCGACTGTTCCACAGTAAGAACGCGAAACGAAGATTCGAAGAAGGGACAGCCATGTCGTCCAATGTCCAGCCCATCTCCGAAAGCCATTTCTCGTGAATCTGATTGATTTGTGTCAGGCCGTAATCGTGACCATTGAACCATTCAGAGTCCGCTGAGATTGCCATACAGCGCGATTCCTTCCACATGACTTGACCGAGCCTCTGGAGAACATGAGTCTCATTGGGCCAGCCCATCTCTACGGCGAGCGGAAGCCATTCTTGGCATTTGGTGTCGGGATCAATCTGGGCGAGCTGTGGGAGCGTTGTAGAGGTCTCTACGGGCTCTTCGGTGATCTCTTGGATGATCGCTGTTTCACGGTCGGCTTCTTGCTCTGGTGTCAATGGCATGATCTGCACAGTCCGAGGGACAAACACAGTCTCATCGGGGGACGACTCACCTCCCGATCCGAAAAGAATAAGCAGACCGATATAGCCTGCCGCGCTTAAACCTAAAAACTTGAACGGATTCATTAGTGCCTCCAGTGTCGGGGCTCAGCTGATGCTGTGCTCTCTTGGCTCAGTCAGTTGACCGAATCTGAGCTCAGATGTCAAGTCATGCCTCTAAGGCTGGGAATACTTTCAACATCTCTAGGACTGCTGGAGTCCAAGTGTCGCCCGTGACAAATTGCAGATGCCAAGGCTCGAAGTTCGGATTCTTCGGATCGGCGACCGCCCAAGTGAACCCATATTTCAAAGCTTCACAAGTAGCAAAAGAATCGCCCAAAAGCCAAGCGAGCAACGGTGAACCAGTGGTGCAATTAGCCGCATCGATCGCGAGTCCCCAGCCGTGATCCGATTGTCCGGGGCTTGCGCAGGGGCTCATGCCGGGCTTCAAGTAGTATTTTTTCCCTTGCCATATGCGAGTGACTTGAGGCTTGCGACCCATGTCGGTCGTCGAATAGCGGGCATTAAACATCGAGAGCTGTTGACTGTAACGACGGTACGCGCCGACCTGATTGAGAGTCAGATGATTGAAATAGGCGGCGAGCTGTAAACAGTTCCAAGCAGTCGCGGCGTGCTTCTCCAAATAGCCTGAAGGCTTTTGAATAGACCGCAAAACTGGAGTCGCGAGGTAGCCGTTCTTCTGACCTGTCAGGTCGGTCGGTTTAATGATCGGGAGTACAGGGTAAACAGTTTTCGCTGGTGCTTTCTTGGTTGCCATCAGGGCTCTTCGCTCAAGATCACCAGATCGTGAGAACCTGAGCCGGTGATGGCATAAAGCGTCTGACCGTTACGGACGAAAATTGGTGTGACGGCAGCGTTAGTGACTTTGAGGCCTGTGCTGCTGGTGACATCTGATGCGCCGACAAAAATGTCATTTGCTGATGGTCGGAGATAGATGGTCTGTGGTTCTGCTTGTGCAGCGAAAACAAGTGTTGCAGCGGTGGTGACTGTGGTAGAGGTGGATTTCATTTGGGATCCTTCTTTCGAATGATTGGCTGGACTTCTTTGTTTGTGAGTGCGGCGATGCCGTTTCCGACGGCGTAGCCGATCACCATCGTAATGATCGGGAGGCCTTGATCTTGATCTATTGCACCGACGGCGATCAATACGGTCATGCAGATCAGGCCGACTAATGCGATGAGGGCTTTGCTCGGATTGAAGATCATCAGTCAATCCTTGCGCAGTAAGAAATTGACATGGTGTTTGTTGATTGCCAAGTCTGCGGGACTGTCGCCGAAAGATTTACACGGTCTAAGTATGTGCCAGCAGTTTCGTAAACAAAAATTCTGACTGCAGTCGTAGACGATTCACCAACTCCCCCGTAAAAGTCAAACGGGGTGGAAGCGACAGAGAAGCGAGCGTTCCCGAGAATTTCTTCATTTGCCGAAGGGAAAGTTCTTGAATCTGGCAAAGTGAGAGTGACAGCTCCAGTGATCGCCGAGGTAGTGCCAAGCGTGAAAGTTCCTTGAAAGAAAAGGATCTTGTTTACGATCGCATAGGCGGCACTCCATGTCCCGTTCCCGACTGTGACACCACCAGCGAATGCTGGCGTGTAGCTCGTCCATGTTGCAATGTCATTAAGATCTGTCGCGGTCAATACTTGGCCGGCAGTGAAGCTTCCTAGTTCTGTGGGCATGATTTAGGCGGCCTCGTAGATTACGGAAAAGCGGAAACTATCGCCAGTTGTCCAAGTGAACGGGGTGGTGGCGTTAGGTGTTGCGCGGCCTGCATAAGTGCTAGAAGTACTTGTCAAGTGTAAACGGAGTGCTGTTGCTGCGTTTGAACAGGCAACACCAAAATATGGAACTGTTGGTGCTGCAGCTGCCACAAAACTACAGTCACCCAAAATAAAATCAGAACCGCTTGAACCAGGCGAAACCATTCCAGCGTCAATGTTCACGGGAACACCAACATACAAAGTAGTTGTGATGGACGAGGTGGAACCGAAAACGAAAGAGCCCCACGCATGAACTAAATTGTTTACACGGCAGTAGGCCGCGGTCCATGTACCGTTTCCGGGTGTCCAAGTGCTAGCGGTCGGCGTATACGCCTGATAGACACCCAAAACGGTGTTTCCGATCGCGACCTTCGCTTCTAACGCCTCGACAGCGTCATTCAGATCTGAGTGGGAGAGTGAGTGTGATGGTGAAGTCAACAGGCTCGAAGCTGTTGGATTCGTAAATGTGTCTAGTGATGTGGGGAATGTGGAAGCCATGATTTTGACCTTTCTTTAGTTGTTGTTGTAGATGTATCCTGCAGCGTCGTATTCGATCTCATAATCGTATGTGACATTCTCATAGGAATAGGAGGTGTAGTCCGCGAACACGATGAGAGGGTTTGATCCAGCTGCAGAGATCGCATACAAGGACTGACCGTTACGAACAAAGATTTCGTTCACGACAGACTGTGTCAGAAGTAGACCGTTTGAAGTCGTAACATCGGAGCCGCCGATGTATATGTTTGTCGCGTCCGGGTCTAGATAGATGGACATGGGTTGCAATTTGGGAGCCCAAATGAGAAGCGGTGTCTGCTCGATTGTCAGTGTCGTCGTAATCATTTTCTACCAGCCCAATCGTGCAGCAGTGTCGTCGGCGTTCGCGTCATTGTAAGTCCATCCTGTCTCATCATATGAGATTTCGGGCTGGTTGTATACGATCCCTGAACCACCAAGCATCCCGAAAACGGGATCATCCAAAATAAAGAATTGGTAGTACTGCAACGGGCTCAAGTTCAACTCGAAGCGGGTCTGCTCTGGAGTGACATTGATGGTGAAGCCTTCCATGAAAACTTGGACCGATGTGAGGCTTCCGCCGGGGACTTGATACGAGATTGAGTTCACAGGGTTTGAGTCTCCCCAGCATTCGAGCATCCATGCGCTCAGAGCTGTCGGATCTTGTCCTCGGTCGCTGAGACTGCAACGGAATCGGAGAGTCGCTGGTTCGCTGAAGTTGGTGGCGATCCAGTCGGCGTTTCCTGAGGCTTGTGCTTCCGTGTAGTCAACGGTTGACGCACTGTAAGACGCGGGGCCGTATGCGGTCAGTGAGGTCGTGTTCACTGAAGTCTGCTCGGTGAGTCCTTCTGGGCTGATCGTGGCAGTGTTGACGAACTGGAGACCGTTCTGGATACGGTCAAAAGTGTCGTATGCGATCTGAGTTGTGGATGCTGTCGGGCCGAGCGTTGTCGCGATCGGTGGGAATGATCCGACATAGGACCGCTGAACAAAAGTCAAATAGTTCTCACGAAGAACGATATAGCCTCTCTCCGTCATAGCGAGAAGGTTCAAATAGTTGTTTACAGATCCGGTGTAGGTCGTCGCTGATGCGACACTGTTGTCGGTGAAAACGGTGAAGTCATACAGCATGTCAGCGGGGAGAGGTCCGCCAGCTGTAGCTGTGAACTCGTCAAATTGAATGCTGCACAGTGCCTCAGGGAGGACGAGAGCGTTCGCGAATACGCGGCCTGATCGTGAGATCCAGTCGACAGCGGTGATCGTCGCCAAGTTTAGTCCTGTGTTGCCGGGGTGATCTTGGAAGTCAACCTCTTGGACCCAGAAGTAGCAGATGAACTCGTTCGGTCCGTCTGTGGAGACTGAGATGATGTTTCCGTACACGATATTCTGCGCGTAGTCGTTCGTGTTGTCAATCGTGAAAGTGCAGGATCCGCCGCTGTAAGTATCAAAATACTTTTCGCGGCCTTGAGTAATGTTCATGCTCATCACTTTTGAGGTGATGTCGGTCGCGCCGTTGAGCACTGTCCAAGTGAGTTGAGGCATTACATCGCTCGAGTGTTGACAGGGACTGGGCCTGACTGGCGCACATACTGCTGTAAGGCTCGGACGATACTGTTCGGGTCTCCGCCGTTGACATTGACTGTGATCGTGTTGCCACCACCACCAACACCGAAACTACCGAGCTTTGACAGTGGGATGACTGCTTCAGGTTCGCGGCCTTCACCAATCATGGCGATCGTCGGACTCGTGACGATGCCACCTTGAGCGAGTCGAGGCAGTTTGACATCTGGGATCGAGCCGAAGTTCACCCAAGGTCCGGCAGCTTTGTCGATGCCGTCAAGAATAATGTTCAAGCCTTTGATCGCGGCGTTTAGGCCTCGCTCAAGGTTGTAGATGACAGCGTTTATGACACCTTTGAACGCTCCGCTGATGCCGTCAAAGATTGACTTGCCGAGGTTTCTGAGTTCTTCGAATCCTGTTTTGATCGCTCCGAAAACATACTGGACGACTCCCCACCAAGCGATAAATCCTGCTTTGATTCCGTCAATTGCTTTCCCGAAAATGTTGAACTTGACCTGGAGTGCGACGAGAGCGGCGATGATCGCGAGGATGACGATTGCACCTGTGGCGACCCAGAGAGCCGAGAATGATGCTGTGAGTGCAGTGTTGAGTGCTGCTGTCAATGCTTGGATCGTGTTGTATACGGCGAGAGCTGCGTTCGTGGCGATGATCGCTGTGGCGATTCCGCCGATCACTAGACCGAGAGTGACGATGAGACCTTTGTTGTCGGATGCCCAAGTTGAGAATGCTTGGAGTGCTGGGAGCAGTTTCTCTACAAGTGGCATCACAGCCTGTCCGATGGACTCCTTGAGCTCTCCCATTTGGATTCCAAGGTTTTTCATCTTGCCTTGAGTGGTGTTCGCTGCAGTGTCCGCTTGACCTTTGAAGGTTTCGCTCATCGCTGCGAATACTTCGTCAACGGATGCGCCGCTCTTGATCAGGTCGGCGAGTGCTGGATCTAGTTTCTTGAGTGGGCCGAGATTGCCGTTGAAAGCCTTTGAAAGCGCATCCGAAACTGCTCCAAGATCTTTCCCAGTACCGGCAGAGACATCTAGTGCAAGGCTCAGAAGATCCTGAGCTTTCGTGACGCTTTTTGTGCCTCGGACAAGTTTGTCTAGTGCGGGCCTGAGTTCGTCGTCTGTGACTGCTGCAGCTTTTGAAGTTTCGCTGATGAAGTCCTCAACTGCTGACACTTGAGCGTCGGTCGCTTTTGTCGTGTTTCGTAGTGTCGTCCCAAGTTTTTGGGCTGCAGCGTCATCTTCTGCGAACGCTTTGACAGCATCAAAAGCGGCAGCTCCTAAAGCGACGAGAGCGAGGCCTGCTGGGACTGCAGCTTTCTTGATTGCGAACGCTGCTTTCTGTCCGTTGGTCTCCAGCTTCTTGAAGTCGGCGATCGCTTTGTCGATCCCTTTCGGATTCCATTCGGAGATGATCGGGAGGTTGATTGCCATTACTTGAACGCCTTTTCTGAGTCACGCATGAACTGATCGATGATCGGCTTTAATGCTCGCTCAGCATCTGCAGCCATTGACTCAACATCTTTCCACATGAATCTTGACGGAGTCCCGATACGGTCAAGCGCGCTAGCAAAATTGGGTCGGCGATACTTTGATTCTCGGCGCGACTTTGTTCCGCCAGCCTTGCCAGCCATGTCAGTGATCGCTACAGGTGCGCCCTTGGTGACAACACGAACCACTGCGATCTGTTCAGCTCCGTCAGTGATTGATCCCTTGCGAGGCTTGCGCGTGTTCAAAGAGATCTGGACTTTCTTGACACCTGACCATCCTGTGCGTCCGTTGTGAGCCATCCCGCGTAAAGGTGGCGAGATTGGGACTCGAGCATTGATGGCATCCACGAGAGGCTTCGCGGCTTCTTTTGTGTCTTTCAATAATGTCCGACGCATCGCAGGATCAAGCTTCTGCATCTTCTTCAATGCGTCTTGAAGCCCGTAAGTGTCAAGTCTCGCATCTACTGCCATTATTGTCGTCGTCTCTGCTCGTTGAGGATCTGGACGCAAGTCGCCAGATCGTCTTGTTCGAATGTGATAGTCGGAGGCCAGAATCCAGTCGCGACGAGCAGTTCTGCTAGTTGCTTCCGGTGGCCTCCTGCGTAGGGACTGTGTTCGCAGTCTCCACGACTTCTAGATCTTCCAGTTTCTTGATGAACTCATCAAACGAGATTGGCATGGGATGGCCTTGAGTGCGACTGGCCTCGTAGGCCATGTATGCAAGATCTTCCATGCCGATCCCGTTCGCTAGATCTGATGATCGTCGCTTAAATTTGCGTTCCCACGAAACGATCACGAAAAGATTCGTGATCACTTCGTAAGGTTCGGCTTCGTACAGTTTCACTCTGAGAGTGAGTTTCATGTGTTCTCCTTAGTCGGGGTTCGGATTACTAGATCAAGGGTTGACGATGTCGCGGGCGTACACCCCTCCTTGGAAAACTGCCTCAACTACACTGAGCTCTCCAACAGATGTATTTATAGGTGTTACGGTAGATAAGAAGCACCCTGTCAGGGTATACTCCGGATTACTCGCTGACTCGGTTGCACCGGATGGGCTGACGACGATGGTCGAAGCGACACCGAACAAAGTGTTCAAATATGTTTCGACTTCGGTCGTGCCGTAACCTTGGAACAAAGTCAAGGTGAGCTCATTACTGAAGAGACCCGCCGTGAAGGTTCTTGAAGTCTGACCGAAGCTCGTATTTTCCAAGGCCTCAGCGGTCAAAGTGAGTACCGCTGCAGAACATGACGAAGTGAGCGTCATGGCGGAAGGGCTGGTGACTGTGACTGTCGGATTCGATAGGTAGGTAGTGGGCATAGTTTTGTCCTTTATCTGCGGCTTGAGCCGATTCTAATTGTGAGGTCATAGGCAGGAAGATCTTGTGATCCGATCTGGGCGACTGTGGGCCTTCCAGATACAACTGCGAGAGAGGAGTTCATGAGCGTGTCAACGACTCCAAGTATGTAGTCCGTAGCGTCTTGGTTGAAGGGTGGCGCGCCCAAGACTCGGAGATCAATCGTGATGTCCGCTGTCTGATTATTGAACGCAGTGAAAACAGGAAGCTCAATGAATACAGTGAGAGGTCGAGCGTTACGCGGATCAGTGACCGGCTTGAGGCCGAGAGCGGTGATCGTCGCTGAGACAGCATCAATCGCGTCCGTGAAGATTCCTGCCATCTCATGCCACTTGCGATCTCTTGATGCCGAGAAGCTGATTGATTCGGCCCATAGACGCGACAGGTGCTGAGATGCTCATGTCTTGGAAACTGGCGAAGGAATCGATGCTTCCTCTTTCGCGGTACAGACTCGCAGCCATGAGCACGACTCCAGCTTTCACTGCAGCATCAGGGACGGTCGTGAGACTGTCGTGATAGCCGGCCTGAACTCGTCGCTTGAACGACCAAGCGTTTGAGGCGTTGACTGATGAGGTCATGAAGGCTGTGTCATTGGCAGTCGCTCCGCTGATGCCGAGAAACTCGGTCAGGTCGGCGACTGTGATCCATGTACAAGTTTGTGTCCAGACGAGCGAACCGACTGGGGTGACTGCTTCGCGACTGATGTCGGTCCCAGCGTCTTGGAAGAGAAGCTGATTCGGGATGATGACATCGGTGTCATAGTAATAATCACCTTGGTCGTCTACACCTAGAAACAAGTAAGTCGGTACAGCAAAAACTGTTTGAGTGCCGTTGAGCTGTGTGGCGCATCCACTGAGCGTGATTGATTGTCCGACAGCGATGTCGGTTGATTCGAGAGTCTGAACGACGGCGACATTGTCCCTCACCATTTGGTGCGTGACTGTAAATGTTGCCATCGTTCAGATCTCTCTCTTCGTCAATCGGATCAGGTCAACTTGACGAACTTGGTCGCGTCGACCATCTTCTGGGCAAGGTAACCTCGGAAGGCGATGGTGCGTGACAAGGTGCTCGGTACATCGATACTGATTGCGCCCTTTTGAGCCTCTCCCACGAAGTAGCCGGACGGATCGGCGACGATCACAGTGTCAGCTGCGAAGTTACGATCCACGACAACACGCAGACCGAAAGCCATGCCTTCGAATGTGTTGACCTGAGTTGCACCGAGTGCGTTCATGGGTCCGTAGGTGCTGAACAACGGTCGGCCCGTCGTATCAACCAGCTTCGAGAGCGATCCGTACATATTCGGGCTCAAGAAAAGATGGGTGGCCTTGTTGCCGTTTGAGTTGTTCAGGATCGTCACGCAAGCGTCGGCGACATCTGAGACCCATTCTGATGGGCTGGTCGGATCGGTGAGCACTGCTGACTGCGTGACTGCAGTGAGCAAAGCATCGGCGACTGCATTGTCAGTCTGGAATGCGTAGATGCGAGCCATGTCGTCGAGGAGCAAGCCGACGACCTCCGGCGAACTCCAATCCATGTCTTGTTCGGACACGGTCGCGTAGCCACCATAGGTGACCTTGCTGACATCAAATGCGCTCACAACAAAAGTTGCAGCGGTGAGGGTCGCGTT